CTTTAAAGATGGTATTGCATTTGCTGAAGATGCTCATGGAATCAAGGAGCAGTCATGATTGAAGGATTTTTTTGTGCTTTGCTTGGGCACAAATATGTTGTTCAAAGAGTGTTCAGTTCAACTTCACGACAGCTTGGTTGCACTAGATGCGGTAAAGAATGGGGGATGCACGATCCAACACGAAGCCTAGTGCCTTGGGATAAAGATTTGGAACAGATGTATAAAGAGATCGGTCAATGGGATGGATCACTTCACGGAATCAAGGAGTAAGACATGAAAGAACAGAAACGAATCACCATCCCCGTTCGCAAAGAAATCGACGAGATCCGCGCCAAGCTCAAACGCGACACCAACGTGGACATGACTTATGTCCAAGTTTTTAACTATTTAATTGGGTTTTACATGAAAAACAACGGGCCACGGACGGAATGGAAGATATGAAAGCCGACTCATATCAAATCGGTGGCACTCATTACAAAAACATGGAAGTGCAGCCCTGGACGGTCATGGAAGCCCTGTTAAGCCATGAGGAATTTGTAGGTTTTCTCAAAGGCAACTTGCTGAAATACTCCATGCGCCAAGGCAAAAAAGTTGGGTCAGAAGATGATGCACAAAAGGCCAAGCACTATCTTGCCAAGCTGAAGGAGATTCAATGCGTAAGCGAGTAAGGCGCAAGGTCTTAGAAACAGATTAGAATTAAGAAGTGGCTACCTTTAGCGGGGGAAAAGCGGATTGAATCACCGCCTGCCACAACTTTTCACTTGATTCATAACATGAGAGATTCATCATGATTACATACGACAAAGTCAATGAACTTGTAGAGTATCTTCCATCTGGAGAACTACAGCGCAAGATCACAACTTCACCGAGAGCCAAGAAAGGCGACATTGTTGGGAATGTTGGCAAGCGAGGCTACAAATACTTTTCAATCAATGCGGTTAAATATTACAACCATAGGATCATTTGGTTGCTTCATCATAAGTCGTTGCCAGCTTACATCGATCATATTGATGGCAATCGACTGAATAACAAAATAGAAAACCTGAGAGCTTGTGATTTGAGTCAGAACTTATGCAATGCACGAATTCGAAAGAGCAGCACATCAGGTTTTAAGGGTGTCTCATGGTTCAAATCCCGTCAAAAATGGAAAGCCAGAATTCATATGTATGGCAAAGAACATCATATTGGATACTTTGCGTCAAAAAATGAAGCGATTGAGGCAGTCATGAAGGCTCGTCTTGAGATTCATAAGGAGTTTGCTCGTCATGCGTAAAAAAGTTCGACGGAAAATTTATCCATTACTTGACGTTGTTGCTCACGCCATCGCTGGTGCTTGCATCACAGACAAATCCAACTTGGACAAACTGCGATTGCGTGAACTTGCCGCCATTGATGCCATGACCAAAGGTTTCGCAGGTGTCACCGAATGGAATGACCTCACCGATATGCTAAACCTAGCGGAAACGATGGGAAAAAACGGAATTGGCCCAGAGGTATTGGAAATCTGCAAAGTCGCTCAAAACGAGCTTTATGAAGCTGCAAAGCGATACGAAAAGACCAAGCGGATGGGCTTAACAGGAACTGGCTTGAAAGCAGTCAAAGACTTGTTTGAGTTCCATGACCTGCAACGATCATCAATTCCCCGTAGCGATTACGAGAAGATGATCCAGAAGACAAAAAATTACATCATCAGCAATGCGCCAAGCGTGGTTTCAATCACTTAGGAAATGAAATGTTCAGAAAAGACGATCCATTTACCAGTAAGTTAGCCGCCGAGCAGGTAGACTTTAAGGTTCATCATTTTGACCAGATCTTAGCTGTTCTAGTTCTTCATGGGCCACAAGGCAAGGATGGAATCGCTGATAGGTCTACGCTTGATCCTAATCAGGTCGCTAGGCGGTTGAAAGAAATGATGAAATTAGGCTTGGTCAAGTTGACCGGCAAAACAGTCAAATCAAAATCAAATCGAGAGGAACGAGAATGGGAACTGGCCTGAAAACCTACAACATAAAACTGAAAGTTTTGGTAAGGAAAGACGATCCAGAACTGTTAGACAAAATCGCCAGCCGCATTTACACAATGGATTGTGTTGAAAACGTAGAAGCTAAACTCAAAAAGATCGATGAACAACAAACTCAACAAGCAGGAACGAGCGTATTTAGCAAGAGTTCGGGAATTGTCGTGCAGCATTTGTGACGCACCTGGGCCGAGTGAAGCCCATCATATCCAGCAAGGGCTTCAATACACTTGTATCGCCTTATGCCCAGAATGCCATCGAGGGCAATTCATGGGCTGGCATGGACAAAAAAGAGCCTGGGCAATCCGTAAGATGAACGAGATGGATGCCCTGAATGTAACCCTTCAGCGTTTACTGAGTTAAGACCTTCAAAGCCTCATCAATGCGTTTTAATCGGTCATCCTGGCCTGTTAAACCGCCATTGATGCGCTTGGTCATGGTTTCGTATTGCTTGGACTCAGCCAGATCATTCAGGCCATGTTTACGCCAAAACCAGCCAGCCGACAAAGTGGCATATTGTTGGCCTAATAGCAGATCGGGATTGTTCATAACATCCGCTTGAAGCGCATCGCTGCAAAGCGTGTAAGACTCTTTGCCGGTCAATTGAATCAAGCCGCGACCGTGATACTTCCAGCCATCGCCTGATTCTTCATCGCCATTTCCCATGCGACCAGCGTAAATCTTATTAGCCAGCTTCTCAGGATTGTTCGCATACTTTTTAGCAGTATCTAGATCAGGAAAGCGTGAAGGCCAAACAGCCATTAACCGCTCAGGCTTGTAGTTAAGATTTTCCTCTAGGAATCGGAAACTACCAGATTCATGACCGCATTGCCCAATAAATGCAGCTTGACGGAAAGGAGTGTTGATCTCGAAACGGATGAAAGCCTCATTAAATGGATCAAGCCATTCATCAGGAATATCTAAGGCGCGGAGTTGGTCGATGTTCATTTGTCGCTCAGTAAGGAATTGTAAGAATCAATACAGGAATTAAGCTCAATTATGGCTTTGTCGCCTCTTTCGGTGAGTCCGACAAGAGATTGAGCAAACTCTGGGTCAAGTTGGGCACTTGCTTCGTGATTTCCGCCGGTAGTGCTGGAATCGTTGGACACTGCGCCACAACTGGTAACGGGGACTGACAACCGCAAAGCACCAGAGGCAATGTGATCGTGCAAATCCTTTGAAGCCTTGTTAGCTTTCGCTGTTTGGTTTGCCAGATCGCTAGAAATTTTGGCAACTGTTGATTCACGTTCATCGCTTACTTCCTTTGCGTGTTGATTGGCAGTTATTAAAGCAGCCTTTGCTTCTGCCTGTTCTTGTTCAAATTCATGCTGACAATGTTCATAAACACCGATGGCAATCACAATCCATGAAATACAGACAGCAACAAGTTGGAACAAAATTGCATTCATGACTTACCCTTCAAAGACGCCCAAAGCATCCCCAAAGCGCCGACAACAGTAGAAATCCAAATGATTGGCACAGATGCCTTGCCAATAAACTTCAGCACCTTAAAAGCCCCATCCAGGGCTTGCATGGCTTCAATAATACCGGCAGTATTTGCCGCTATTAAATCAACCTTTTTGTCCAAATCATCAACTTCTGTTTTGAGGAGTTGGAGTTCTTCGTAGATTTTGTTTTGCATAGTGGACTGTGGATGACATATTGATTTGGTGAACTCAAAAATTTCATCAGCAGTCTTAGTGCTGTAGGTTTTTAAGAACTCGCGTATGCGCTGAACTTCATTCATGCGCCCTTACATTTTAGATGAATCTGCCGTTCGTTCTTGTGTTTTGCCCCAAGACGATACGCCCATGATTGCCATATGAGACAGATGATAAAGTCCACCGCCTTGCACCGTTAGCGGGCTCCATTGCCGATAGGCATCATTAGCAGCCTGGACTTCATATTGCTGCACCCAGAAATAAAGCATGGGCAAAATCATGAAATCACACACGCAAATGAGAACATACTCAAACCCAACCAAGCCGCGCCAGTGGCGGCTCATGAAGGTTTCTTCTCGTTTAGTGCTTTTTGTGGTAGCCATGAACTTGTCCCGCTGCTTCTTGGATTTCACTAAATACAAACCAGCCAAAAACCAACAACGCTGAAATTAAAGCAAGAACGGCGACCATAGTCATGGCTTCATCAATTTCTGCTTTTTTTGCTTTTGCTCGATCTCGGGCAGCTTGCTCTGCAAATTTGTCAGCCTTGTCCATTTGACCGGCTCTAGCTTTAATGTTGTTCCAAACATCAACTTTACCGGCTTGCATGAACAGCATTTGAAGTTCGGATTCAAACTGTTTTGACTGCTCAAGAGCCATTTCAATTTGAATAGCTGTACCCATGTTTGATGCTTTGCCAGAGTCTTTAGCTTCTTTTACAGCCTGGACAGCATTTGTTTTAGCATCAAAGTATTTACCCAATACAGGCCCAAGAGATCCAACATCGTCAACGGTTTGAGAAACCTTTTTGACGAGCTTTACAGCCGATTGAATCGCGGCAAGGGCTGTGATTGGATCAATCATTATTTGCCTGTCAGGTTATGCCAGTAAAAGGAAATTGCAGCACCAATACCAACAAGAACAGCGACTGGCTTGGCGAGTGAAGCAATCCAGTTAAGCACAGTCAAAGCGCCTTGCGCGGCTTTGAAAGCCTCTACGATGTCCTTGGTGTTGTCTTGTATCGTGTCGCACTTAGCTTCAACAACACAAAGGCGATCATAGATTTGATCGTGCGTGACTGGATTGTCCATTTTTATCAAGCGGATTGAATTGGTAGAACAGCCGTTTGAGCAGCTTGGTAAGCAGCAATCACAGCAGCAGTCTGTACTACTTGGCAGATAGCAACAACCTTTGGATCTTTGGTACTGTAGTCATCGCCTGGGGCAATGTACTCTCCAGCCACAGTGGTCTGTATGACGTTATTGTTTGAGTCAGTGTAGGTGTTAATATAACGTACAGCGACAGTACCATTTGCGTCAGACGATATATTGTCAACGGCTTGGGCAAGAGTGACGGTCTGCGTACTCATGATGTTTCCTTTTAAAAAAATGCGCCAATGTCTTTCATGGCGCGGGTGATGATATTAAATGGCTTAATCATGCTTGCCAAGACGCTTGCCAATTTATAGATTGCCCCGAAACAGGGGTCGGCGGTGATACAGCCAGATTGTAAATAGTGACTTGAAAAGTTGTGCTTGTAAAATTGTACGCCGAAGCTATAACAGTCGCCGATCCTGTTGATACAAATACGTTTGTTGGCGTGATTCCAAGATTATGCGTAATAGTATTTGTATTGCTGTATGTTCCAGTTCCAGATGAAAATCTAGGTTGGTCTGTAACACTAATTAATTCGTCAGTAGTTGCGTTTGTACTAGAAAACAAACAACCGTTCAAAGAAATAGCAGTCGGATTTTGAGTCCCGCCAATGTTGTCAACAAACAGCGCATACTTTCCAGTAGGAGCCGTTTGCTGCATTCTGACGCCGTTAATTGAAACGTATCTAGCGCCATTCAACTCAATAAAATTTCCACCGCTTGCCGGACTTCCAGGATTAGTAAAAATTCCGTTTAAAGTCAGACCTAAAGTTGCTGTGAATAGGAATTGGTTTCCTCCGTTAATTTCTGCCCCGCAAGAAGTAAGAGTAATTGCTTGTGCTGGAGTCGAAATAGATCCGTTAAAGTTCCAGCCATTTCCCGTATTTGAATCGGAAGCACAAGCATCAAACGCAGAGTATTCAATGTCGTTGTATATGTACCATCCATCGCTGCCATTAGTGTTTGCGTAACAAGATGAAGCGTAAACACTTGTGCCAGAACCTTCAATAAAAAACCCGTAGTTTCCGTTAAAAGAAGACGACACTAATCGAAGTTGAGAAACAATAGGCTTGATAAACACAACTCCAGACTGAGCAAAATATCCGACAATTACGTTTTCAATATCTACTAGGCCAAAATTTCCAGCAGTTCCATCAATCCGAATTCCATCGCTTGTAACACCTGTGCCATCACCAATTACGCTAATGTTTCTAATTTGAATGTCATACGTTCCTGCACCCGCCGTACTTGCAATAAATCCAGCGCACCCAAAAAATTTAACCACAGTGTTTTGTTTGTTTGCGCCTTCTACAACGCTATCTTGCATCAACGTAATAGGTGAAGTACATTTGTAAAATGCCCCCGATGGTTGCGGAAAATAAACATTCCTGGATGCGTTAACTGCGGCTTGAATTGCCGCCGTGTCATCGGTAATACCGTCACCTTTTGCGCCATAGTCCAGCACGTTAGCTGGAGCGCCCAAGATCATTGAAAAAGTTGCTTTTGTAAGAGACATTTTTATTCCTTAAACAAAATATGACAGTGAGCCACGCCAAGCATAATTAGTTGCAATTGCAGTGGAATTGTCATAACGTGCAGCAAAAATTGTTGTTGCGTTCGGGTTTACTGTAAAGTTCCACGAATAACCAGTCGTGTTGTACTCACGAAAACTTCCAGAACCAACGTCATTGGCGTTAGTTGATGTAAACGGCAGACCAGAAATACTAGATATTGACGATGCCGTACCTACGTTATTGATGACAATTGATAACTGCACCGTAACCAATCGTCCGACTCGGGTGTATCTTCCTGAACAAGTTTGAGTCGTAATAGACCCAGAAGATGGGACTACAACCGGCGTCCAAGTCCCTTCCTCATACCAATTCAAAAGCTGAGAAGTCATGCCAGCGGCGGGAGTGTTAGCAGTAAAGTTATAGCCTGTAGCCGCAGTCCCTTGGGTAGTATTTCCATTAGAAAGCGTCAAACTCAATGCGCTAACAGCACGTCCAGCAGTTAAGTTAGCCACAGAAACTTGATCTGTGACAGAGCTTTGAATAATAGGAAGAACCTCAGTTCCAGCCAAAGGCGTGGTCGCTGATGGTAAACCTGAGATTCTTAAGTTTGACATTAGTAACGAACAGAAATAACTGCGTTGATAGGCGCTGCGCTAGATAGCGTCAAAGTACTACCTGAAACAGTGTAATTTGCAGTAGGCACTTGATTCACGCCATTGATCGAAACAAAAACGCTATCCACATTGGATGGAGAAATTGACAAAGTAAAATTGGTCGTGATTCCATCGCTAGTGAAAGAACTGGCATTGTTAAAAATTGACGGTGAATCAACCTGAACATCCCAAATCAGGTTACCGTAAACGTCATAAACTTGTTGACGATATGAGCCAGTCCCATATGCAATACACTGCCCATTAGCATCCAGAACAATAGGATTGGTGTTAAGAACCGAGCCAGTATCATTCTGGTAAGTATTCTTAAAAGTCGTTGTAGATGGGATGTAATAGTAAACAGAACCACCCGCCAGCGGTTGCCCGTTGGAGTTGATGAACTGTTGCTTACCATTTGGGATGATTCCGTAAGTCATATGTGATTCCTAAAATTATTCACCCAAGTCCATCAACTTTGGTTTGTTAGCATTTTGCCGCATTTCTTTGCGAGCTTGTTCAGCTTGTTTCAACAAAGTTTTTTCTGTTGCTGCATTCAGCATCTTTTCGCCAGTCTTGCGACCAATAGCAGCCGTTACAGGCGCGACGAACGGGCTAACCATAGCGCCAGCAGCCGCCCCAATCGCTTCACCTGCTGCCGGTAATTTAGCGGTCAATCCTTGTACCCGAGCAGTTTGTAGACCCGCACCCTCATAGCCATGAACACCAGGCATCAAATAGCCGCCGCGATTCAGCGTTTGGAAGGCTTCCTGCTCTGCCAATGGGAAAGCATAACGGATCTTATCTGCCCGAGCGTTCAGAGTATTGTTTACAGAGTTTTGATTCCAAACACCAGCTTTATTAGAACCAGCTTGGTAGACTTCACGGGCAAGACTGCCAGCGATTTCATTTTTAGCCTGTTGCGCTGCCGCTTGCAATTCTTCTGGGACTTCCAAAACCCATTTATGTTGGCCGGTAGCTTCATCCATTGGGCCAAAGATCTTTCCAGAAGCCACCTTTTCTGCGGTATCAACAATATGCCGCCACTGGTCAAATGGCATCGTATTGAGTTTGTTCATGATCTTATCGGGTGACGTTGCAGTAGCCACACCATTCGGATCAATGTCTCCAAACAAAGTTTTGATGCCTTTAGAGCCAAACAAAGTCTTTTCCGCTTGATGCAGAGTGTCAGCCTTCTTAAACAAGTCTTGTCCACCAGCCGAAGAAATATCGTTGTCAATTGCCGTGTTGATTTTGCGGATCATGGAGGCATTTGCAGGAGTCCAATCAGCGTTCAATGCCTTACGGACAGCATCCCAAGCGTTGATCGTATTTGCTCCGTGGACATTGCCAAATTCATCCTTGAACCCGGTGGTTTTAGCCAACTCGATAAG